TAAGCAAAGACTGGATGCCCCCTAAATCTTGGAAGTTACACGCAATCTTCAAAAAAGACTATACTGTAAAAGACTTGAATAATTACGAGGCTTACTTGAAAAGTCTTTGTAAAATCGAGAACAATAACTGGGTAAAAGCTAAGATGGCAGAGGAATTTGGAGATGGCTGGGACAATATTCGGCTCTAATGGGTTATTGCTGGCATCTTCCCAAGAATACAAGGAACAAATAGCGAACGAGCTATTTAGACTTATTTCTATAGGCTCCGCGCCTATTCTTTCCCGTACCCTTACTACACCCCCAAGTCCTCAAAATATAGATAGCTACTATATTGTCCCCGCAGGAGCTACTGGGGCATGGGCGGGAAAGACCAATCAAATAGCCTACCCTGTAGTTGGTTTAAACGGATTGCCTACGGGAGTTTGGAGTTTTTGGCAGCCTTTTACTGGTCTAACAGTTTTTCTTGTTTCTGGAGAAACAATATTTTTCAATGGTACAAATTGGGTACTCGTTTCTAATTTTGATCAATATTCTGGGGATATAGAAGCTCCTACCATTCAAACTTATCCTCTTGATTTTGCTTTATTAAGAGGGTATAACATCCTAAGTTTTAGTGCCATAAATCAATCCGGTACAGCTACTGTATCAGTTAAAATTAATGGAGTAGATGTCCCTGGGTTAAATAATTTATCTATTACTTCTACTCGATTAACTGTTCCCGTAACAACAGGAAATTTTGTTGATGTAGGGAGCAGAGTAGAACTTGTTGTTTCTGCTATCAGTACCCCCAAACATTTGTTTTTTACTGTAGGAAGGAAATATGTCTAGGTATCTGTTTTTTCCACGCAATCTTTTAGTGGTTCCTTATCAATCTGGAATCTATTGCCTACCAACTTTTCCTATTAGAATAGAAAAAACTATTAACGTCCCTTATCAATCTGGTATCTATTGTCCCCAAAATATTGTTAGGAGTTAATCTTATGACCTTACCTGTTGTTGGTTCAAGAAACACATTTGCCACTTATGGCTGGCGTACCGCTGACGCTGGCGGAGTTTACTTCAATTTGGCTAATTTTCTTTTATTTTTAGATGCCATTGGTATCACCTCAACTCATCGGTTTGTCAAACCTGATCCAGATAACCAGATTAATATTCGGTTTCCAGCAGTTGATACTGATTTAATACAATTCGGGGATGTCGATGGCAGCTTTGGCTGGAGTAGTGGCCGACATCGGGCGCAAATCTTCTTTAGCAATACTATTGGACAAAACCCTTTTTTTTGGGGCTGGTCAGGACACACTTACCAAACAAAAACTCAACTGAACGACAATAGATTTACAATTGTTGGTAACTATAACGGCGCGGCGTCAGGATATTTTTACGCTTGTGGAGATAACAAAGGTATCGCTATGTTTGCGATTAATAATACTGGATTAAATACTTTTGGCAACATATATTCCTTCCACTACTTCGGATACTGCGATAATCCAGCATCAGTTGCTTATTTTGGGAACAATAATTCCTATCCACTGGATTACATTACTGCTTATGGATTGGGTAATGGAACGGGTCCCGACTTGGGGGCGGGAAGAATCAAAGAAATGACAATACCTGGAGTATCACCGCCAGGCGGTGCAAATCCTCAATTTGTATTACCGATTACTTCTATAGCCTGTGCTACCCCTACACCTAATGCTAGTGTTTCCAATCTTATTTTCCGTGACAACGGCACTACCGATTACGGCACTAATTATCCAATAGGAATAGCGAGGCCGTTCTTATTATTTACTACTCAAGACCTACCGATAAATAGTCTACACAGAGTTGAAACAGTCCCACCAGCCCAACCAACGCCAGAAGATCACTTTCATCTAGTAGTTAGCAAGGTGGCTGGGGGCGGCAGCTTGTTGATGCCAATTATTACCGATGGTATTACGATGAATCCTTAAGCTATGATCTACTATCACATTTTTGGAACTGCTAGACAGAAAAGCTTGGATGGAAGCCAAGAAACCTTTATATTTTGGCGTACGGGTACACCCATTTCTTGGGATAAAAACCCAGTATTAAAGATTGTTGGTGGAATTAATTTGTTTGGTCAATTCTGGAAAATAGCCAGCAAATTTGGACAGCAAGTAAATATTTTCTCTATTCCAGAAAATCAGTACAGTTCTCGTTACACTGGTTCGGTTACTGACACAATTCCTTTGGAAAGAACCAGTAAAAATTACACTTATTCTGGTACTGTAACTGAACCCAAAAAACTTGCCTATGATGTCACAATAATTGACATCGTTCGCGTTACTAACGCGAACGATTTTCCCAGTAATCCTTACCCAGTAAATATTCCTGAATTTCCGATTATTCCAGACAAGGATTATCAAACAGAAATTCAATTTTCTAACTCTTTGCTAGAGAACACAAGCGGAGCCGAACAAAGGATAGTAGAATGGGCTAGTCCCGTTAGGGTATTCAATCTTTCTCGGACTGTATTAAAACCCGATGATTTAAACGCTATCCTTGATTTTCATGAAGAAATGAAAGGATCAAAAGAAGACTTTCTTTACCGTGATCTTTCTGATTATGAGGTTAAAAGAAGTCTTTACTATCCTTTAACTTATTGTTCACCAACTTTTCCTATCAGACCAGAAAAAATCATTAATGTTCCTTATCAATCTGGAATCTATTGCCTACCAACTTTTCCTACCAGAATAGAAAAAACTATTAACGTCCCTTATCAATCTGGTATCTATTGTCCCCAAAATATTGTTAGATAAAATTTACTATGTCTTTAATAAATCTTTCAGCAGATATTCCTCCCATGACAGAAGGAATATTTTCTCCAGAGAATAATGGAATTAATACAGAATTTATCTTGCTTAAAAAATATCTTATAGGCGATCCTGTAGGCAATACTAATGAAGTTGGGATCAATATTCATTACAGACCTATTCTTTATCCAGATGTTGAAAATCTAAAGATTTATATAGGAAATACAGAAATACCACAATCAGAATATATAGTAGCTCCTGATAGAATAGTATTTAATAGCCCTCCTGACACTAACAAAAAATTAACATGGTCAGGTACTTTTAAGGTATTGTGTCATTTTGAAGAAGATAAATTAGATTATCAGCCTATTAGGAAAGATGACAGCAATAGAACCATCTTTTCTATTCCAAAGTTAATTTTACGGGAATCAAGAATTCAACCAGACATTGCCTTACTGGAATATAATGATGTTTTTTATCCTGGCTTAAACCATGATTTTGATTTAAATCTAACCAAAAGATGTACGATTTCTCCCAGCTTTGAGACGAATATTATTAGTTTATCTAGTGGAGAAAGAAGAAGATTTTCTCGAAAAAATATCCTTTCTGATATTAGTTCTTTACAGCAAAGAACAACTTTATCACAAAAAGATATTGACTATTTGATTGCTTTATGGTTGTGTACCAAAGGCTCAGGAGCTACATTTCGTTATCCTGATTTAGTTAATGATTTATCTATTTTATCTCGATTTAATTCTGTTTCTTTAAGTTACCAAAACCAAACCTCCTTACAAATCTATTCACTTGGAGAATTACAAATTAGAAGATTTACCGAGGGAATACAACAAGACGAGGGATTAGGAGATTTATTTGCAAATTCTGTTTTAACGCTGTGCCATTGCGTTTTAATCGAACTTACAAACGGAGAAAAACTCGGTTATACGAATTTCTCTCAAGACTTAAAAATTGGTGGGGTAATATTTCGGGCAGGGCAAGCCCTTGATCCGACTGCAATAGAGAGGCAATTAGGAATACAATCAGATAATCAAGAATATAAGGGTGCTTTTAGCGATAATATTGACGAAAATTTGCTTTTTTCTGATAGATTTAGAGAAGCCCGAATTATTACAGCAATTGTTAACTGGAAAAACTTGCCTAGCTCACTTTTAGACCTTCCAGATGAACAAATCCAGATAGGTTATGTGGGAGAAATTAAATCACTTGGGGGAGAAAGCTATACACTTGAAAATCTTACCGCCTCTAGTATTAATTTAAGGCAAAGTAGGGACGAAAAAACATCGCCCTTTTGCCAATGGGCTTTCGGACAGGATAACGGTGATAACTCAGGATGCCGTAAACAAGTACCATTTTACGAGACTCAGGTTGCTGGTGTTAGTAATCGGAGAGACTTTGAGGTGTGGGGAGAATATCAAAATCTCGCTTGGGGAAAATGCACATTTACAGACGGAGCAAATAAATCAGCTACTTACGCAATTTACCGAACTGTTCCAATATTTGGAGGTAAAACCCAAATTCAGTTATTTACTGAAGCACCTGGACCCGTAGCTACCCACGATGGCGTAATCCTTACTGCTGGCTGTGACAAAACTTACAATACTTGTAAAAACACTTGGAATAATGCTATAAATTTTGGAAACATCCCCAGTTTTGGCAACTTTATGCCTGGGAATGACTTTTTGTTAAGCTCTCCAAAGCAAAGCTAAGTTTTTCTAAAAAAAATAATTTCAATTCATAAATAACAGTAAAAAGCTCTAGAATAGTTTTATCGATGTTCCCCTTCTGCCATGTATTATATTTCTGTTGCCAACCAAAGCCATCCCCCCTATGTCGGGAATCACGGTTTAAAAATAAATTTTAACGATCTTGGGACTGTCTTTGCTATCGCAATAGCATTACTTAGTATGTTTTCGAGAAATACCAAATCACAGGCCAAAGAACTTGATCACGAAACTTTTGAGAAAACATCAAGGAAAATGGAAACTCTTGAGCAAAAGCTAGAGAAAATGGTTGAAAAACTATCAACAGGAATAGAAAAGCTGACTACATTAACATCGCAACTTGACAAAGAGATAAGTCTTATTAAAGCCAAACAAGAAACTTTCTCTTCTATTTCTGATCAAATAGAAGCAATTCGCAAAAAACAGGAAGAATTTGATATACGAATCAAAATACTTGAACATAAATCTTAACAGAATTGTCAACTTTACTAACTAAATTACCATGAAATCCCTAACAGCAAATCGCAACACTATTTTAAAATCACACCTAATTGACTCCAGTTCCGAAAGTCTTCCCCAAGACTTTAGAACAATCCAAATTAAAGTTGGACAAAAAGTGATTTATAGTCAGATTATCAAAAGAGAAAAAAATCACTATTTACTAGAAGTAAAGCCCCCGATTGAGGGTAGATTTAACTGGTATGCCTTTGTTAGTCACTTTGACGATCCTAATCCCTCTGTAGTCCGCAAGGATCAAGTTGAGGGTGTGTTTGACAGGCTTAACGATAAAATTACTGATTTTCAGTTTCAAAAATTAGATGAGTGCCTTAAGAGATTTGATATTACCACAGTACAAAGAGTCCGACATTTTTTAAGCCAAATAGCCCATGAATCAGCCGGATTAAGATTTATGATAGAAATCCACGACGGCTCAAGTTATGAAGGACGAAAAGACTTAGGGAATACCAGACCTGGTGACGGCAAAAAGTTCAGAGGTGTAGATGCTCTCCAAATGACTGGTAGAGCCAATTATCAGGCATTTGCTAACTATATAGGCGATCAGCGTATTATGGAAGGGTGGCGATATGTTAGAGAAAGATATTTATTTTTACCATCTGGATTTTGGTGGATGAATAACAAAATGAACGAACTGTGTGACCGTGGGGCAACCGTTGAACAAATTACCCGTCGTGTCAACGGTGGTACAAATGGACTAGCTGAAAGAAAACGATATTATGAGAGGGCTTTAAGATTTATCTAAAATCTTGACAATTCAAAAAGTAACCTGTAATATTTAGTTAAAACTAGAGGTTGTCATGAGAAAAGAATTTCGTCCGTTAATTTTAGAGACAGTAGAAGGTTATCCGGCATTTATTAACTGTTACGATATTATTACAATGATCTATTGCCCTCTTGAAGATAATTACATAGTCGATGCGACTTCACAAGTGGGAATCACAATATCTAATGTTGCGGCTAAGGCTTTAATGGAAGCGTTAACTACTGATTTATTTTTTTCCAGTGATGACGTTGACGAAAGAAAAGTTTTGCGGAGCGATGGGACGTTTGATAGATTTTTTTAATATTTAGATTTCTCCTTGGGTGATTTAAGGCAGGCCATCAACAAAATGGTCTGTTTTTCTTATATCATAGAAATAGTACACGGCAGTTCCAATGGCAAAAAAGAAGAAAAAGGATGATCAAACATTAAGAGGTTCTCAGCGATCCCTTACCTCACCAGGGATCGTGTCAGTATCACGTCGCTACGATTTGGAGATTACGGAAAATCCTATCCGTGATCCCAGAATATCAAGAGAATTAATCGAACTTAATCAATGGTGCTATGAAGTCATCCACGCCCTTGACATGGCCGCTTCTGATACCTTTGCATCTGACGATGGAGACGATCAGGGATGGGTAGTAGCCAAAACCCTTGATGATGAAGAAACTCCTATTAACCCAGAAGTGTTTGCCATTGCAGAAGATATTAGGTTAAGAAAGCAGAATTTTTCAACCTACATGATTGGTGGGGATAGACTCAAGAAAGCCTTAAGATGGGCATTGGGGAAGGGAGAATGTTTTCTAGAGTTAGGTATTGAACGAGAAGGGTTATCTGCCAACAAGTCTAAAGATTTTGGTGTAGCAAAGACTCTTTATTTACCTACCTTTGAGATGTTTAGAAAAGAAACAGATCAAGGGGAACTAATTGGGTTTGAGCAA